TCTTGTCATCAGTAGGTATAGTAACCGGAATCTCTGTAACCAGACCTTCAAACTCTATAGAAGAGTTCTCTATGTCTGATAAGATAATCTGGTAATTCTGTAATGTAGGACTTTCAAAGTCTGCCTTCAATGCGTCATAAGTATCACGAGTGAAGTTCATGTTCATTGAAATTGTCCCTGCATCACGGAAACCCGTAATGAATTCACGATAACCTCCTGTTGAGTCGAGAGATGTCACATCTATAAAATCTCTTGTCATCGTAGGTCCGGTTATCGAAGTAACTTCAGCTAGGTTGACCCAAGCACTGCCTGACCACCTCTGAAATCTTGTTCCTACACCTGCTACTGCGGTACTCACGTTTCTACCTCCTTTTAATTATTCGTTTAAACTCTGCGCTGTAGATTAAAATTTACTACAAGCCTGCAATTACCATTATCGTCCCAATCCAACATTGCGGGGGCAATGGAACAGGCGATATAGGTATAAAGGGTTCCGTTCCATGTCTCACCATGACGACCATGTAACGAGTCCTTTATCTCTTCTATTAAAGCCCATGCTGTACGATAGTCTCTATTGCGCACTCTTATCTGTACAGATGGATATTCATATCCTGTCTCTCCGGCAAGTCCCAACCAAGGGGGAAATCCTGGAGTATCAAATACTGTCACTACATTGTCAGGCTTTGCAGGTTCTTTAAAGCAAAACAAGTCAGTCCCTATGACCATAGCACCTGCCCCTCCAATTCCTGAAGAGTCTCCTGATGCTTCAAGCATGTTTGCTATATCTTCTGCCGGACTTTGCATTATTTTATTACTTTTGATGTCTCTGCAACAATCTGAAATATCTTTGCCTTGTTAGAATATACATGAGCCTGAAACCATTTAGCAGTAGAGCCTTTTCTACTCCATGATATGTTAGGATTCACAAACTCATGAACATATCCTGCATAGTTAGCACTGTATCCCATCATCATAAACTTTCTTGTGGGAGTATTCATCCCTGCAAGATCACTCTTTGCACTTGCTATCGCCCTACTATGATTAGATGCCAAGTCTTTATCTGCTACCTTTTTCTTTCCTGTCGGATTCTTTCTAAAGCCTTTATTCCACTGATCGTTTGCTGACTTCTGAGTTGCAGTAGTAATAAACCAACTCGACCTTAAATTGCCTAAGTCAACAGGAGTCAAGGGAGGAGTTTTCTCTGTTTCATTCCTTATAAATATTGCAGCATTAATCAATCCTTTCATAGACGCACCTTGGATAACGGAAATCTCCTTATTGAGATTAGCCATAATCACTTTCAACTGCTGCTGATAGTCTGCTCCTCCACTGCCTCCGGGTCTTCCCGGCATAGGTATGCTCATGTCAATAATGGTGTTAGCCAAACTTTCCTCACAAAATCCGTTGTACTCCCAAGTGCAGGAGACTTCTCAAACTTCTTGATGACATAAGTCTTGTCAAACTCTTTAGGATTACTCAATGCTCCTGCACTGCTATCTGCTATGTCATACAAATCATCTAAAGTCCCTAAGTACATCATCCCCTCTAAGTCTACATCCTGCAATACATATACTATAGCCCTTGACGAAATCTCAATACCATCATCCTGCCTTATCAACTGTTCTTTGTCTTCCCAACGCACTGCCAATTCCTTTGCATTAGCGAACACTTTACTACCGTAGCCATCGTCCTGTGGGCTTCCCCAGTACACAGCCACTTGCTTGCAAGTCCTATTTAAAAGAGTAGTAAAGCTCATTCATCGAATTCATTAACTGCTGTAATTGTCGCACTCATTTTTCCTGCATTAGCCATCAGTCCACTTGAGTCAAGTATAAGTACCATCTGCCCGTAAGGAGTAGACTCCAACTTCTTACCCCACTCTCCTGTATATTTAAGGGATGCATCACCTAACTTCTCCTCGCTGGTAGTCCTGAAGACCGTACTTGCAATAAGATGTGCAGCAAGCCACTTCTCCATCTCTGTGAGCAAGTCTTCAGTCATCGTTGTATCATTGGCAAATACCTTGTTTATTATAGCATTTGCCGTTGTTATAAATATGGTAACTGTAGCATCTGCTGTAGTACAATTATCCATAATTGCCTTTACGTCATCGTAGTCTACTCTATTTGCCATTTAGTACTTTTTTCTTGCTCCACAACATAGGTTCTATTTGACTTAAAATCTTATCATTCCATGACAGCCCTAACCATTCTATCATTTCTTTAAACTGCTGAAAGTCTCCATTTATTATCCTCTCAGGCCATACAACCTTACAGTTTAATCCTGCCTCTATCATCTCTACAAACTTCTGCTCATACTGATGCACCCACGACACCCATCCTTCTGCATCTTCATAAGCTGTCATATATCCTGTTTTTAGACAGCTCTGAACAATATCTCCTGTGCGTCTCCTGACAATGATCCACTTAGCATTAGGATAAGCATGATTCCATACAGGCCATATGAGGCAACTCTTGCTGTCTTTGTACATCCACTGCTCACCTTTCCATCCTTCAGCATACAGAATCTCTTTTATCCTCTCTTCCCAATTAATAGAATAAGTAACTCTTTCTGTCTTAGGCAAAGGAAACTGACCTTTGTTGTCCCATCCGTTACGGTCAAAGTAGTTCTTTACTATCTTATCCCTTATCTGATTGTTGCTAAACTCCCCCTCATCAAAGTCTCTGTTCTGCTTGCCCATCTCTCCACCAAATGCGCCACTATAAGCTACTGCAGCAGCTACTACATTTATCCCGCTCCTAGGCACTCCGCATATCAAAATTGGCGAAATCATACAAACATATTTTTTACCATATCCTTCTCTGCCTTCTTCTCTTCATCTGAAACCACTCTAACCTTCTGTGCTGAATGCCTTCTATAATATGCTACCATCGAATTACAGTATCCTATCTTTAGTCCTGCTTTTAAACAGCGTAAGTTAAACTCATATTCCTCCATGACATTAAGGGACTCATTAAAAGTCCCTACTATGTCAAAGACACGTTTTCTATACATTAAAGTTGCACTATGAATGACATTGTGCTTTAATAAATCCTGTAAGGTAGGCACTTTTATAGCAGGGGCATATCTCCCAATATGACCACTATGCTTCATGTATATCTCAAAAGCATTGCCATGTACAAAGTCTACATCCTGCTCTTCTATAGCACTCACTAATGCATCTATCCCTCCTGCATTGAGCATGTCGTCTTCGTGCAGAAACTTGATATAGTCACCTGTCGCTTGATTTAAGACCTTGTTGAAATTCTCAGGCCAGTTGCCCTCTCCCTGACTTACAAGAAGCTGTACCCACTCAGGAACGCTCGCTATGGCATCTTTTAACCATCCTCTATCTACTTTATACGGGATCACGACAGTAACTTTAGGTTTTGGATTAAACTTGACATATTCTTTTACCCAAGGAACGTCTGCCTCGTATATCCTTGGCTTCCCATGAAAGCATACTATGTCACAGTTCTCAGGAAGTTTCTGTAGTAGTGTTCTGCTGTTAGGCTTGAAGTCAACTATTGCATTAGTTAATGACTGCCAAAATGTGCATTTAGTTATTGCAGTCCTCAAAAATACATCCATACGTTTACCTGTAGCACCTTTAAATGATGACCATACTCTCTTTATGACTTCAGAGTTCTTAGGAAACCATACAAGACCTGTGGCTAACTTTCCTTTCTGCCAAAAGTCTTCAAGGGCAATAAACTCGTCTTTTACTAAGTCAAATAGACTTTCAAGTGAATTGATAACAGCAGTATCTAAATCTACATACAGGAAAGGTCTGTACTGCTCCATCTCAGGAGAGTATAGCTGTATCCTTGACCATGTACCAGGAAAATCATTTGTAAGTGGCAGTAGTTCAAAATTACCTAAATCATAATGTTCAGATGCTTTATCATACAGGCAGATAATACGAGGCTTGCCATCTCTCCACTTAGCATTGATATGACGTACAATAAGCTGTACATCCCTTAACTGAAAATCCTTGCTGCTTTTAAGCACTAACACTATCGTTCTCACGTATCTTGTTTTTCCAATATTCAAAGGTAAGCATTTCCATCTTCCATTGATGAGATTTGATCCTTATATATTCTCTTTCTAAAAACTCTTCTGTAATCTCTTCCCATGAATCAACAAAACATATAGGCAGGTCTTTATAGAACTGATTATTCGTATTCCTCTTTTCAATAGGGATAGTATTCATATACAAAGACTCCCATATCCTGTGTGTATCCATACCATTGCCTCTTGGACACAACACAAACCTATGATGATAAATGTTGTCAAGATACTTGTCAAAGTTGAATCCATTCTTGTGCATGTCCACAGTTACAAAATGGGACTTCGCAAAAATATCATATACAGGCTGTCTTGCTTTAGGATTGGTATCTATATTAAAGTTCATATACACCCAATTTCGACATCCTTTAGCCTGACTTAACCTATCCTGCATCTTCTCTTTCTTCCTGTCTTTTACAAACCACCTATCATTCTCTAATCCTATTGGAATAGATTCCACAGTACTACTTGTGACATTTACATTCTGACTATGCCATTTAAGCACGTTTTTAGGCACTATAAAAGACTCATCAATATTTACGTCACTATTATGGCTGATGATAATAAACTTCCTGAGATCGCTTTTAATAAGCTGAAACAACTGTTTTACATACATAGTATGAGTATATACTACATTCAAGTCTTTCAGCTTTGACTGAAGAAAAGTGTTTTTAAGATTATCATAGTCATCACCATGTTTCACTATAGGAGCATAAGTAAAATCTGCGATAGATTGAAATTTATGTCCCTGTATATAATCTGTCATAGTTTTAAAAAATATGGATTAATCCACCAATCTTCAAATTTTAAAGTATTAGTAAAGCTATGAACATCTTTCTTTACTAAGAGATATTCTTTATCTTGCAGCAATTGTCGTTGAGGATTACGTTCTTTTATATTATACTCTTTACCAAGATATGAATTATGTTCTACAGTTATACATCTAAATATAAAACCATAATTTAAAATACGATTAAGAACAAAATAATTCATCCCTAAGTCATCTACATCTAAACTTAGGTAATCAATTACTTTTGGCAATTTAAAACTGTTAAAATCACAAGTAGAAGCATCTGCACAAATAAACTGAGACCTTCTACTTTCCCATTCTTTAGAATAATCAACAATATCTATATTAACACCTTCCCATCCTTCTTTTTGTTCTAATAATAATGTATTGTTAAATATACTAGGGTGATTGCATCCTAATTCAAGAAAATATCCGCTATATCCTTTAGGAAATAAAGATAATACCCATATATCCTGACCTGCTTGACTATACATCATTAATTAATTTAGTTATCATTATCTTAATCTGCTCCTGATTGTCTAGCCACTTCTTAGACCTCTCATAGTTATCTTCAATCTCCGGCATCATCTCATAATATCTTACAGGATTAAGCCTGTTGCATATAGTTATTATATCATTAAGATCATGAGCTATCAAGATACCATCAACATTAAAAAACTCTTCCACATTAACACATCCATAGTAGATAGGCACTGTCTTCGACTGAAAGCAATCTACCAGCTTCTCTGAAAAATAGTTTTTAATAGAAGTATTTTCTATTGCTATGTGAAACATAGAGTTGAACAATACTGACTTAGATGCCCCAAGTACTAACTCATTTACATAGCTTACATCTTTCCAAGGATGGAACACATGAGAGTACTTTGCAGTGCCACTAAGATAAAATCGTTTAGGGATATGGATACTATTTCTACTGTGCCATAAGTCATGTCTCAGCTTATATCCTTCCATAACAGGGTCTTTCTTGCCTCCTACAACAGTAGATACGCTAAACACCTTCTTACACAGATAACCTTTTACCCATGCTGTCATACAATGAAAAAGTATAGCCTTCGGATTAGTCCTTAGAATCTCTTCATGAAATGTAAGTACATAAGTATAAGCATCTCTGTATCTTTGCACCAAATCAAACATATCACCTTTCTTTGGCTCTTCAATTATTATGATTCTTATAGCTCCATCAGGCACAGGACATGGATTAAACTGATCTATGTAGACATCTACCTCCTTGTCAGTCTCGATGTCAAGGTCAATAGGATAGCTATAATGAAATCTGAC